AAATGCATTTGCATATGCAGAAGCACCCAAAGATTGAGCATTAGCACCATTTGCAAGTCTGATAATTTTTACTACTTGATTTGCACTAGTAAGAGCAAAATCATTACCAGAGTCTGCATCTGTACCTGCACCTGCTACTCTATAGTCAGAGTCAATGTTAGCAGCATCAGCAAGCCAAATGTAAGACGATTGATTGTTGATTACATCTGCAATGTAGTTTGTGGAACCATCTGCGTTCTTTGCATTAGATGCAAGAGAAACAAATGGGAATGTTTCAAGAACAGCACCTTTAGTTCCTGTAAACTCACCACCTCTATCAATGACAGCTACATGTACTTCATCATTGGTTGCATTTTTACCTGTTGCAAAGGCAGAAGTTCCTGGCGCAGAATTAAATTCATTCTTCAATCCCCAGCCATCATAGGCGGAGTCTGCACCTGTATCAAATGGGCAGAGTTGGATTTCAAGAGAGTTACCCAAAGTACCTGGATACTTTGCCAAGAAACCGTGGAAACCAGATGAAGAATCATCCAGAACAGTCCCTCTTCTATTATCAAAATCATCTTCATTGAGAATAGAAGGTTTGTTGGAATCTCTACTTTCTCCACTAACGCCATTGTTAGCAAAACTAGAAATAGTGTCAACATGGTAAGCATTAAGTGCAGTAGAAGTTCCACTATCTAAAGCACGAATTACTAAAAGTTGATCGGAATATCTTGAGAAATAAGCAGCAGAATGAAAATCTACCGCATTATTTGTGTCAGGTGAAGCAAATTTTTCTACAAGGTCTGCTTCATTGAACACGTATGTTGGTACATCAACTGGACCCCAGCGAAAGTTACCTGCAAACACACCCGTCGATGTGCTAACGTTAGGAACGTATCCTGTGAGGTCAATCTCACGGGTTACTACAGCTGGAGACAGTGAAGGCGTGAAAAAAGCCATTTTCGGTCTTCCTTTTTTTCGTTTGAATTAATAATAAGTTACCCATGATAAGTCAGTTTCAAAACACGATAATATTTATAAATATCTGATTTTAGAACATTTCTGTGTTAGTTGATATCCATACATCACCACCATGTACTTCTCTTTCTTCTCTTTCTAGTCCATCATCAATAATTCCTACAGGCACAATTTCATCTTCAATTGCTTTCATCTTCTCTTCATATAGTAGTTGCTTCATTGTTACATCTGTCTGATTAACAAATGCTTCACTTCCAACATACCATGCAAACATCACTAAATTCATCACCAAGTCATCATGGTTACCATCAGATGCTTCAAAAGAATCACGTCTTGCTTCAAAAGTAGAACATTCACTAATTGTATCTAAGTCAACAATGTGCAGCCGCTTTTCTTCAATCAAGTCCTTGAGGTTAGAACAACCAATACGTTTGACTTTACGATTCATAGTCATACCGATTGCACCTGCTTTAATCATAGACTCTACATGCATATTCTCATATTCAATATCATAGTAAAGACCATTTGCAACTACAGAGCCTGCATCATTTGATTCAATAATAACATATGCTTCATTATATCTCTTTGCCCATTTATGGATAATATCAGGGAAAAGAATAGGTGAAATCATATTACTTCTATAACAAGCTACTTGTTTAAATGGAGTAGTTGATATATCAATAATATTGAATGTAGAATAGTCTTGACCACGACCTTTAGCAACATCTACTGACATAATATAATCATGGTTTGCTTTTGGTTCTTCATAGACTTTTACATTATCAAGGTCAACGATAGGGTTCACTGCCTTCATATTCATCAGTGCATCAGCAGAGATAAGTGTATTACCTGTCCCGAAGAAGGTATTCCCAAATTCTTGTTGGAACTGTAGTTCTGAAGTATTTGAGATAGTTTGTTTCTTCCACTCTTCATCACGTCCCGGAACGTCCCACCAATCCACTCTGAAGGGTTTAAATTCATTTGTGGACTGAACTGCACCCTCATAAAGTTTATGATATGTATTGCCAATACCATTAGCAGTAGACGTGATAATCACCCTAGAAGTTTTACCAGATGAAATAACAGGATAGGTAGAGGTATAGAATGTTGCTGCATCTTCTACAAATGCAAACTCATCCAGAAACAATAGATTCACTGCAAGACCACGAATAGATGAACCTGATGTTGCTGCTGCCATAATTCTAGAATTGTTTGAAAATTCAATAGAACCTTTGTTGAGTGCTTTAGTTCCAGGTTGCAGAAAGAACGGAATATTCTCAAGTGCGAGTGTAATACGAGAAAGCATTTCTCTAGCAGTTGCACCTTTGTTTGCCAGCACAGCAATAGTCTGATCAGGATTGAATAATGCATACCAAAGAATATACATACACGAACTAATAGACTTACCAGACTGGCGACACGCCAATACAATAGAGAATCTGTTTTCTTGGAAGTGTTTGAACATTTCTTTTTGATAAGGATACATCTTAAAAGGTGTTAGACCTTCATCTAGATTAATTACCTTGCCGTATGTTTCTGCAAAATATACAGGGTCTTGCATACATCTTTGGTATTCAACAATGTCTTCTTTAGTCCATCCCTGCTGAACACCATCTCTTTTTACTTGGGCGTTACCAAGATAGGTTTGTTTTTCATTCATTCTTTATAAATCTTTTTGCTAGTTTATGGAGTGCATAGAACCAAATCCCGTTAATGATGGGTTCTACAATTGCATCAATAGCCGCTAACTCCATAGCTGCACCTGTAATTAACCAGTTGCAGATTGTGGCAATAAAGATATGCCCAATAGTATAAATGATTGCTAATGCAATACTAGACTCCCCAAGGAGTCTTTTAAGGAGTTTGAATATCCCCTTTGTCAATTCCGTCATAATCATGGTCAATCACCTTCTCTCCATCTCCACGCAGCATTTTCTGTAACTCTGCTGTGGAACCTACAAATACATTCTGTGTAAGAGACTTTTGTTCCTCTGGCGCACCTTTTGCCTGAGTTACATTAATCTCTTGATTCTTTTTATGCATTGCCAATAAAGCATGTGCATTTTCTGATTGTTGTTTAATCATACCAGTCAAGACTTCAATAGCCCGAGGATGTTCCATTTCATCAGCAACACTTTTGGCAAGTTGAAGACCTTCCTCACCCTGAAGTAAAAGAGTGCGTAAAGTAGACCGAACAAGGTCTAGGTCTTCATCATAACTAGAATGAACACCTTCTGGAATATCTTTTTTTGGCACTATGTTATTCATGCACTATCCCCTTCACCCGGAATAATAAACGTTTCAGTAAATCCATAATCACTATCAGGATTTACATTAAGTGGGTCTGGTTCAACAATGATACGTTCAAACAAGTTATCCGAATCTGTAAGACTGTAAGAACCTACTGTCGGAACATCTGGGTCTCTAAAGTCTACAATAGCCTTACGAATGATAGAACTATCAGCAATAGGTCCATAGAAACTTGTTTTGAGTTCAAAGTCTAATGTATATATAATTGTTCTTCTGTTTTCTAACGATCCTTCATAATCATCTGTAAAAGAAATACCAATCAAAGAAATAGGAATATCTTCTGTAATATCAGGATAATCACTAAACTGTTTCATTGTAATTGTATAAGAAGGATTAAAGAACGGCAAAATCTGCTCAAGTATTTGAACAGCATCTTCATTTGTTTTTGCTAAAATATTCAATTGAAAGTTAAGAATATATGGAACAGAAGTAAAAAACTTTGTTCTTTTATTATTATCTGTTACAATATTCTTAGTGAAATTATTTGTCTTTGGTAATTGTCTAGTAGGGTCAAAGTAAAGAGAAGACATTTCAAATCCCATTCTAGGGAGTTTGATTGCCAGCTTAGCATCTGCCATATCTTCTGTTTCACGAATACGGTCTAAAAACTTCTGTTTTGGTGAATAACTTAGAGGAACCTTGATTTGACTGATTACATTACCACTAGAGTCTTTTCTAATCAGGTGAATATTATTAAACAATGTGCCAAATACAGCAACACACTTTCTAATCTTTTCATGGTAGAAGTGTTGATTAAACATATTATGTCACCTCCCCAAATGGGTTACTTTCAGAGAAGTCAATAATGTTATCACCTTCAGTTTCAAAGAAAGTATTCTGTTGTGTAGTCTGAATCAGATTATTTTCTGCTGTGGATATTACTGTATATGATGCACTATCGGTTCCACCATATCCATCTGCAAACAGATTTGAAATACTACCTGTTGTAAAGACATGATACTTGCCATCATCTGCACCAACATGCACTAATGTAAGTTCATTAGAACTATCATTCCACTTAGCAACTTCACCAGAAATCGTAACATCATTTGCAAGGCTTTGCTGAATAGTAGTGCCTACCTGTAACACATCACTATCATAGGAAATATCTGATAGTGTCAGAATATACTGATAAGCATAGTCTTGTTCAATCTCATCAATGATAGGAATATCTGTATCAAAGTCTTCATCATTGTATTCAAACAGTTCAATTTCCATACGGAATGTTGGGAGATTGGATAACTGATAGAATGGTTGATCGTCAACCACTCGCATGATTTCGAAGATTTGGTCAGACAATGGGAGATAAATCAGGTCACCTTCATTTGGTCTGCCTTGTGAAGAACTATGGTCAAATGTTACTTCTTGCCATCTGCGCCTAGAAACATGCAGTGTTGCTCTATCTCTAATCTCTACACCAAACTTTGTAAAGAGTTCTTGGTCCCCATCAAAGTTGTCAATATTTTCCAAATACATTTCGATCTGATATGCATCTTCAAATCTAGAAGCAACATCTTCACCAAAGATTTTATCTTCTGCTACAAGTGTTCTAGGCATATAGAAAACATCCTGCCCATACATCTTGAGAGATTCAATGACAATGTTTTCATATAAGTCTTGTTCTGATTTGACTGATTGACTGAAGTAGAGATTGGTAGCCATTACATTATCCTACAAAAAAGTCAACAGGCAACTCGTATGTATTACGCAGTTTATCTTCTAATCTAAGCATCTCTTGAGTTGCATCATCATACAACTGCCTACCATTCAATGTAACACCACCTGGAAGTTGCATACCTTCAAACTTAATCAAGTTTGCACCCCACTGTTGTTTAATTGCTTGTGTGAGATATTCCTTTACAAACAAATCATTATATACATCAGTATGAGTCTCTGGGTCTACAATCTTAAAGGTTTCAAAGACAAGATAATCATCTTCTAAAATATCTTGGTCAGAAAACTTACCATGAATGTAAACTCTGTTTTGGTGTCTGTTAAAATCAATATGAGGATAACCAGTCAGTTTTGCATCCAAAATAGCAAGATACTGTTTAGTCTGCTCATAGTATGCAAGATCACCAATATAGGTGTTCAAGTCATAGATATCATTCAAAGACATTTGATATTTAATGTCAAACATTCCAGCAGAGTTGCCAGAACCTCTTACCATAAAAAGTCTCTTGACATAAATGATACTATCGTCTACAGTAATATAACCATTAGAAATATCTGTAGATGTGACTTGATGCTTTAGAAAAGTTCTGATTACTGCATCAGAATGATACTCCTGATACAGTTGGAGTGTATCATCAGTTCTATCTTCTAACTGATCAATATCTACATTGATTTCGATAACAGGTGCGCCAAGTCTTCTTAGACAATGATCTATGAGTTGGTCTCTGGTACTTGGTTTAGCCATGCTTATTCCTTAGATAACTATATTTATTATATATTTATCAAACTGAAGAATCGAGCGAAGAATCTAAACTGGAATCAAGTGAAGAGTCGAGAGAAAAATCTAAACTGGAATCGGTTACTGGGTCAGTCTTCACCCAACCTTCAGGTCGGTTATGAGTTACACGACCACCACCTAACTTAGATGCAACAAGAAAAATCTCAGAACTATCTAAAAGATTATCTGGAACTTTTTTATCATACATTCTAACAAAGACCCATGTTTCACCGGAATCTCCAGCAATGTTTCGCCCGATATCAAAACCACTTTGGGCATATTCCATAGCCTGCTTTTTTGCCCTTTTTGTTGGGTTTTTACGCATAGCATAAATGTATTCTTTTCTTGAAGCGTTATTCAAGCTTTCTCGTGCGATATGTTTTAACTGATCTGTTAAAGTAAGAGACATTTTTTACACTCCTGTATCTCTATTATACTGAACTGATAGTATCACCAGCTCTACTTCTTACAATAATTTGTATTGATTCTGCTTCACCAGTTGGTCCATATCCTCTAACATCATTCGGATCTGTAGCTCCAACAGTTGAGTTGCCATTAGAGTCAAGGTATGGTGAATTAGAAATTGTTGCTTGTAATGCTGTACCAACATCATTTGTAAAGATTCCAAATAAAGTTAATCTACCAGACCCTACATCAATAGTATCTATTGTACCTAATACAGTATCTTCATTTTCATATCTGTTTGAATCTACATATAGGTTTGGATATGCATCACTGTCATTCATTCCTCCTGGCGCACCACCACTCCAAGAAGGATATGAAAGAGGTAGTACACTTGAGTCATATTCTACATATGGTTGAACATTGAAGTTCAAATCAAAAGAATTTTTGGTATTGTTATAGATATCAAATTTAGTCTGTAAACTACCACCATCATAAGATTCTAACTTCCCAAAAGGTGAAAGTACATCACTGTCTGTGCCTTTACCAGACCTTACAGTTAAAATACCTGAAGCAGAATCACTTGATATAATTACATTATTATATGGATTGAGATCAACAGAAGAGTAATCTCGTTCAGCAGCTAAAACATTGATTGACACAGTGACTGCTGTTCCAGAATCTCCACTAGCATTACCTGAGTCTGCACCAGATCCACCAATACCACCGAGCATTGTAATAGTGCTACCTTCTGACACTACAACATTATTAATCCATGATAGTCCACCGCCACCACCGCCTCCACCTGCATTGGTTCCGTTAGAACCTCCTGATCCACCACCCGGACCAATAGCAACAATACTAAGTGAGTCTACACCATCCGGCACAGTCCATACAATATCATCAGTTGTAACTCCTGGTACATATGTAGAGTCATATGATGTACTGTATGCGTAATATCCTGCTGGGGGTCTAAAGTAAAAAGAACCTGCACCAGCACTGTCAGTATAGGTGGTACTAGGTGATAATGCACCATTAAAAGTAGCATCTTGCCCTGGGTTAATATGTGTTATGCCACCTGTAGTATAAGTGCTTACCCCTGGTAAAAAATATTGACCTTCTGTTCCGGTAAGACTTGTAATAAGACCACCTGTAGTATCTGTGGCAGGGTCTTTACTTTGATGCCAAGTTATAGAAGTAGCACCACCAGCTACATCAGCATATCCAAAATAAAATGCCCCTGTAGACTTGTTAAAAGCCATGGCAAGTAATGCAGTTGTGGCAGTATAACTAACTGAGTTATTGTTACCGGCACTAGTATACCAGCTAACTGCATTTGCCGGTCCTGAAAAATAATTTCCGGATGAGGTTGCAGTAGAACCAACATAGTTTGCTGTTACCCTAGTAGTGCTGTTCCAGTCTATACCGAACAAAGTATAGGTATCAGTTGCTACATATGCTTCAAGATAATATTTTTCATCAGCATTATCAGCAATAGGTGTATCAGTTGCTTCAGTGAGGTATACTGTAGCGTCTGTCCAACCAGTTCCACTTTTGGTAAATGTTGTAAAGTCATTTCCAGAAATTTCTGGAACTGTTAAAGTTGCAGCTTTATTAGATGAATCGTATACAGCAAATTCAAAGTTGCTGTAATTTACTGAGGATGCACTAGTAGTCTGAGTACCGTCAAGAAGAATTACCTCACTGTAACCATCGGTTGCAAGTTGTGCAGAATCAGCATTTGATGGAAATGAGGCCACCATCTAGTTACTTCTCCAAAGTGATCTTTTTTTCTACAGTGTGTTCACGATACCATGAAAAATTACCAGCTACAAAATCTTGTTCTTTAATTTCTTCTTTCCATTCCGAAGGAGTTGCATTTCTGAGATTACCTTTAGCATATGCATCTGTTCTCTTGAAAGGAATAACCTGAATAATAGGTTCACCTCTTTTAATATAAAATTCAAATTCTTGTTCATTATTAGGGTTTAAAATACGAAATGGGAAATTAATAATATTTTGATATCTATCAGTATCAACTACACCACTAAAGCACTCAAAGTATTTATTACCAGAATTGATAGGACTTACAAATAAACAAGAGTATCCTTCTCTAGTATTAATTTTCCAAGGACTGTTGAACTTTAGAGCTAAACCTCTAAATGGTCCCTGCCCAAGTTGTTTAGGGTTATGTTCAGATAATAGTTCTACAGAATCACCATTTAAGTTAAGTAAAGAACGGGTTTCTTTAATATAAGCATGACCGTTATTACCAACTTTAATGTACATATCCGCAGGTGCAGGAATAGTATATCCAATCTTCATGGCATCTAGAAAAGGCACACACTTACGGACTGTATCTAATTTCCTAGCTGGCATTGCTACATGCATACCTTCATCTGTCTGCTCTTTCATCTTCTTAATCCAGTCAGGAAGAAACTTACGAGCATTATCTGGTTTAGGAATAAAACTAAACGCAGGGTCAATTGACACAAACTCAATAATTGGTTTTTGCTTTTTAAATAAATTAAACATTATATTTCCTCATTACGATAGAGTGTAAGTTGTAGTTCCTGAAGAACTAATCACTGTTCTAGTTCTATTGGACCCAGATGGTGTCTTATATATAATTCTCACTGCACCATTTGCACCTGGTGCGCCAGCACTTGTCTCTGAAGAGATAGCAGCACCACCACCGCCACCAAATCTACCCTTTGATCCAATACCTCCTGAAGTAGATACATATGCTGAAGCTGATAAATCAGAAACTGCTGGAGTTGCAGCAGGACTTACTGTAGTTCCTCCCCCTGCTGTTGTACCATAGACAATCTTACCATCATTACCATCATTACCAGTTACAGAATTGGCATTAGTTCCTGCTCCACCTTCACCAGCTACAGCTGCACTAAAGAAGTTAGTTGAACCTGCTGCTTGTGCTGTATTTTCACCTTCTACAGTAGACTTTGCAGTACCTGCTGAACTGTTACCTGTTTCAGTAATAGTAAGATAACTAAAAGTTCCACTTGGTGATGTGTTTAGGAACGATGAACCACCGCCACCGCCGCCTCCGTCATCACCAGCTCCGGCGTCACCGTTACCACCACCACCGCCGTAGTAACCACCGCCACCACCGCCGCCACCGGCTTCATTACTAGCACCACCACCTGAAAGACCACCATCACCAAAAGTTGTTCCGTTAGTACCACCCGCTGATCCGGGGTCAGTTGCAGCAGATTGGTTATTTGAAGCACCACCAGCACCACCATCACCAGCATAAGGCACTGAACCTGTGAGTGGAGCGTCACCTGCTACTGAGGCGCCTCCCCCAGAAGTACCTGCTGCACTAGTGCTTGCGCCACCACCGCCACCTCCATCAGCACCTATTTGACCATCTTGACCTGATCCTGTTAATCCACCACCGGACCCACCATGCCCAGTACCAGCGGTACTAGCTCCTCCACCAGTACCACCACCACCGCCGCCACCAGCAACAATTGCA